GGATATGTTTGCAAATGAAATGAATATGTACCCTGGTTTAGATAAAAAGTTGCAATATGACTTTTATATAAATATTGTGAGGAAAAGAAAAAGATTTTCCCCCTGGCTTCGTAAAGATAAAATCAAAGACCTTGATGCAGTCAAATCTTACTATGGTTATAGTAATGAAAAAGCTCAACAAGCTTTGAGACTTCTTACAACGGAACAGCTCGATTATATTAAAAAGAAACTTGATGTTGGAGGATCAAAATGAGTGTTGTAACTGAACCTGAAGTAAAGTGGACTCCCGACCAAATGGTTGAGGTTATTCTTAATGAACCTGATGATTTTCTTAAGGTTCGTGAGACACTTACACGTATTGGTGTAGCTAGTCGAAAAGAAAAAACCTTATATCAGTCGTGCCACATTCTTCATAAACAAGGAAAGTATTATATTGTTCACTTTAAAGAACTGTTTGCACTTGATGGCAAACATGCAAACCTGACTGTGAATGATGTTCAACGTCGCAATCGTATTGTTCAATTGCTTGCTGATTGGGGATTAATTACGATTGTAAATGTTGATAAAATTACTGATATTGCTCCGCTCAATCAAATTAAAGTACTTTCTTATAAAGAGAAAGATGAGTGGACTTTAGAAACCAAATACAATATTGGTAAAAAGAGAAAAGTAGAAGAAAATTAAAAAAAATAATTTTATTATTGTATAATTATGAAAATCGCTATTATTGGCAGAGGAACCTCTGCTATTATTACTTGTTTGGTATTGTTGCAAAATAATCATGATGTAACTATTTTTTATGATCCAGAAAATCCATATATTAACGTTGGAGAATCAACAACTCCTGGAATATGGGAACTAGTTTATGATGTTCTTAAAATAGACATACATGAAATGGTTGATAAAAATATATTCTCATATAAAATGGGAATAAATTTTGTCAATTGGGGATGTGGTAAAACATTTCACCATAATTTTTTAACAAAAACAGCACATCATTTTGAAACTAAAATATTTAATGATTTTATTCATAATGAGTTGAGTGAAAGAAAACTTGTCAACTACATACCACAAAAAGTAATTTCTATAACGCCAGAAGATTTTGGCGTTAAATTGGATGAATATTTTTTTGATTTTGTTATTAATTGCTCTGGATGGGAAGATGAAGAAAATTATCTAGATGTAATTTTTAAAACCGTAGATTCTGCAGTAACATTTGTAGATAATTTAGATTATGATCCTGTGCATACACTGCACATGGCAACTGAAGATGGTTGGCAATTTGGATTACCATTTCCAAAACAAAATATTTTTAAATGTGGTTATCTTTATAATAGTGATTATATAACACATGACGAAGTAAAAAATAAAATTAATAAGGACATACGTTCAAGTTTTACTTGGAAACCTAGATATGCAAAAGAATTAATTACACATAAACGTATTGCATTAAATGGAAATAGGTTATTTTTTCTTGAACCACTTCAAGCGTTAAGTTTGTATTATACCCATTATTGTGCAATTTTAATTTCTAATTATTTAAATCAATTAAATGACCTTTCTCGTATTGATTTAAATCACAAATATCTTTATCAAATGTATGTTTATCAAGTTTCCTTAGCATATCATTATCAATTTGGGTCGATTTATAATACTAAATTTTGGGAAACTACTAAAGATAAAGCTTTACAGTTTATGAAACATACTTTTAATGGAAATATAGAGGTTTTTAAAAAGAATTTAAGTTATGATTTACATAAACATAATTTAAATCATGGAAACCTTACTTATAGTAAAATTGGTTGTTTTGACATTCTTGATCATAAACAACTTTATTGTGGGATGACTGGTGAAAAAATAGATAAATATATTTGAGACCTTTCGTGCGGTCTCTACGAAAGTCGGAACACCCTAAAAGAGGTACGGTTTACACCTTACCTCTTTTTTATTTTTGTACTATAAATATTAATGAACGCCGTAAGGGTTCACAAAACACAAACTCGCTTTTAAAGGAGCTACCATAATGACTAACCTCACAAGGTATACTGCTGCGGATCTTCCTGCTTTGATGGAACGAATCACCCGCAATAGCATTGGGATGGATGAATATTTTGATCGTATGTTTAATCTACACGAAACAACGACAAATTATCCACCATATAATTTGATTCAAATAAATAATGTCGAATCTCATTTAGAACTTGCACTTGCTGGATTTAAGAAGGAGGAGGTTCATGTATACACAGAGTATGGAAAACTTTTTGTTGAGGGACAAAAAGCGGATACAGAATCGGATAGGACGTTTATCCACAAGGGAGTGGCTAGCAGAAGTTTTAAACGAGCGTGGACTCTATCCGACGACACAGAAGTCCGCGAAGTCACGTTTGAAGATGGGTTACTCAGAGTTGTACTTGGAAAGATAGTTCCAGAGCATCATCAACGTAAGGACTATCTATAAATAAAAATAAAAATGAAAACCTTCCAGCATTTTATTGAATCGGCAGTTGGTAATATTGAGAAAGTAATTTCATATAAAATGGCAAAATCACATCATGTAAAAGGAAAGCAAATACCAGCTGGAAAAGCAATGGCTAAAAGATCGTCATCTAGTGCTGGCGGGGATGGAGGGGAATGAATTTAGAATTATTTCTAGAACAAAAAATAACTTTTAAATATCATGATCAACTGAATCAAAAAATATGGGCTGGTGATAAGTTAAAGCCTGAAGTCAAAATGAAGTTGATTAGAATTGGACAGGCATGGGCAGATTTTGCTAACATACCTTCCAATTCAATTAAAGACGTTATTATCGTTGGTGGTAATGCTAATTATAATTACACAGAATACTCTGATATTGATTTGCATTTAGTTGTTGATAAAAATAAATTACCAGATTGTCCTGATCTTATTGATGATTATTTGAGAGATAAAAAACAACTTTGGGCTTTAACACACAACATTAAAATTTATGGGCATGATGTAGAATTATATGCTGAAGAAGAAGGAATAGAACGACCATCAAATCAGGGAGTTTATTCTGTAAAATATAACAAATGGTTAGCACAGCCAAAGTATGAAAACCCAGAAGTCGATACTAAACTTTTGAAGAAAAAAACTAAAGATATAATGGATAAAATTGATTTGTTTATTTCTGGCAAATCTAATGATATTATTGAAATGAAACGTTTGAAAGAAAAACTTAGACAGATGCGTCAGGCAGCAATCAGAAAAGGTGGAGAATTTTCTCTTGAAAATTTAGTTTTTAAAGAGTTGAGAAACAATGGATATCTAACTAAATTTTCAGACTATATAACATCTAAGCAAGTAAAAGAACTTTCACTATAGGAGAACATTATGGATGATTATGAAATGATTGACATGAATGAGCAATTGGAAGAAGAGCCAAAACAAATTGAAGATCGTGTAATCAAATGTATTTTGTTTGAAAATGGAACTTACATAATCTCTGAAATTGAAGAGATTACAGCAGATTATGGTATGCCTAATTGCAGACTAACCAATCCATATCAACTGGATGGTGAGTATTTGTCAAAGTTTCCAAAACATTGCAAACAATCAGATATTCTAATGTCTTCTGATAAGTTCTTGACAATTTACGATCCTTCTGATAACATACTAGATAAGTATGTGAGAATGACTACTGAATGAGATTTTATACTAATGTTCAATTGATCGGAAACGAATTTCTTGTTCGTGGTTATGAAAACGGGGATCATTTTCAAATCAGAGAAAAATATTGCCCAACTCTTTTTGTTCTATCTCAAAAACCAACAAAATATAAAACTCTTGATGGAAAATATGTCGAGGCAATTCAGCCTGGCTATGTAAAGGAATGTCGAGAGTTTTATAGAAAATATGAAGATGTTGAAAATTTTGACATCTATGGAAACAATCGTTTCATCTATCAGTATATTTCTGACAAGTATCCTGAAGATGAAATTAAATTTGATATCACTAAAATTAAAATTAGCACGATTGACATTGAGGTTGCATCCGAGAATGGATTCCCAAATGTAAGAGATTGTGCTGAAGAATTGTTGACCATTTCAATGCAAGATTATGCATCGAAAAAAATTATTACTTGGGGAGTTAAACCTTTTATTAATAAACAAGAGAATGTAACTTATATTCCTTGCGATGGTGAACAAGACCTTTTGAATAAATTTCTTTTTTATTGGGAAAATAATTATCCAGAAGTTATTACTGGATGGAATTGTTCCTTTTATGATATACCATATTTGTGTGGTCGTATTGATCGTATACTTGGCGAACGTGATGCCAGAAGAATTTCTCCATGGAGACTTTTAACTAGAGGTGAAGTCACTCTTAATGGGAGATCAAATATTGTTTATGATATTGGTGGTATTACAGTATTAGACTATTTGGATTTGTATAAGAAGTTTACTTATTCAAACCAAGAATCTTATCGATTGGATCATATTGCTTTTGTTGAACTGGGACAAAAGAAACTTGATCACTCTGAGTTTGAAACTTTTAAAGATTTTTATACTCAAGATTGGCAGAAATTTGTAGAGTACAACATCGTTGACGTAGAACTTGTTGACCGTTTGGAAGACAAGATGAAGTTAATTGAATTGGCAATTACCATGGCATATGATGCTAAGGTTAATTACACCGATGTTTTTTCTCAAGTAAAAATGTGGGATAGCATCATTTATAACTATTTGAAAAAACAAGATATTGTCATTCCCCCAAAGGTGGATGGTAAAAAAGATGCTCAGTATGCAGGTGCTTATGTTAAGGAACCAATTCCTGGGAAGTATGATTGGGTGGTCAGTTTTGATCTTAATAGCTTGTATCCCCATCTTATTATGCAATACAACATCTCGCCCGAAACACTTCTTTCCCACAGACATTCATCTGCGACTGTTGATAAAATCTTGAATAAAGAATTGGACTTGATGGATTTGTGTGGTCAAACTTTGTGTGCCAACGGTGCATTTTATGACACGACTAAGCGTGGATTTCTTCCAAATCTTATGGACAAAATTTATGAAGATCGTGTCATCTATAAGAAAAAGATGATCGAAGTCAAAAAAGAATATGAAAAAACTAAAGATAAAAATTTGTTAAAAGAGATTGCTCGTTGTAACAATATCCAGATGGCACGAAAGATTCAATTGAATTCTGCTTATGGTGCTATTGGAAATGAATATTTTCGTTATTATAAATTAGAGAATGCAGAAGCAATCACCTTATCTGGACAAGTTTCAATTCGATGGATTGAAAATAAATTGAATGATTATCTGAATAAAGTTTTGAAAACAGAAAATAAAGATTATGTTATTGCTGTTGATACTGATTCAGTTTATTTAAACCTTGGCGATTTTGTTTCTAATGTTTTTTCCGATAAGATCCCAGATGATCAAACAGTTGTCAATTTCTTAGATAAAGTTTGTAAGACAAAGTTTGAACCCTATATTGAAAAGTGTTATCAAGAACTGGCTGAGTATGTGAATGCTTATGATCAGAAAATGTTTATGAAGCGTGAAAATATTGCTAATCGTGGTATTTGGACTGCTAAAAAACGTTACATTTTAAATGTCTGGGACAGTGAAGGTGTTCGTTATGAAGAACCTAAATTAAAGATTATGGGATTGGAAGCAATTAAATCTTCTACTCCAGCAGCATGTAGAACGAAAATTAAAGAAGCACTTAAATTGATTATGACTTCAACTGAAGAGGAAGTAATTAAATTTATTGAAGGTTTTAGAAAAGAGTTTTCTTCATTTCCAATTGATCAAATTGCTTTTCCAAGAACTGTATCTGATGCTGAAAAATGGAAATCATCAAATAGCATCTATAAAAAATCAACACCAATTCATGTTAGAGGATCATTGCTTTTTAATTATTACATTAGAACCAATAAACTTACAAACAAATATGCACTAATTAATAACGGAGAAAAAATTAAATTTATTTTTCTGAAAAAAGCAAATCCAATTAGAGAAAACGTAATATCGTTTATTCAACAATTTCCCAAAGAAATTGTTTCTGAAAGTTATATTGACTATAGCTTGCAATTTGACAAATCATTCCTTGATCCGCTAAAATCTATTTTAGATTGTATTGGGTGGAAAACGGAAAAACGTGGTTCACTAGAAAACTTTTTTGCTTAAACTATTATGGACTTTTTAAAAGAAATCGTAAAAGAAATTGGTGATGACTACACTAAGTTAGCATCTGATATTGATGAGACTGAGACTTATGTTGACACGGGTTCGTACATTTTTAACGCACTGGTTTCAGGTAGTATATTTGGCGGTGTATCTGGTAATAAGATTACTGCTATTGCTGGAGAGTCTTCTACTGGAAAGACTTTTTTCTCTCTCGCCGTGGTTAAGAACTTTCTTGATACTAACCCCGATGGTTATTGTCTCTACTTTGATACTGAGGCTGCCATTACAAAATCACTCCTGGAATCACGCGGCGTTGACACATCACGCCTTGTCGTGGTTAATGTTGTCACCGTAGAAGAGTTTCGCAGTAAAGCACTCAAAGCGGTTGACATGTACTTAAAAAAACCTGAAGGAGAACGCAAACCTTGTATGTTTGTATTAGACTCTTTGGGTATGCTTTCAACTGAAAAAGAAATTACTGATGCACTGAATGACAAGCAAGTTCGTGATATGACTAAATCACAGCTTATAAAAGGTGCATTTCGTATGTTGACTTTGAAGTTGGGGCAGGCAAACATTCCTATGATTGTTACCAACCACACTTACGATGTCATCGGTGCTTACGTTCCTACTAAAGAAATGGGTGGCGGCAGTGGTCTTAAGTATGCCTCTTCTACTATCATATATCTTTCAAAGAAGAAAGAAAAAGATGGAACAGAAGTCGTTGGAAACATTATCAAGGCAAAGACTGCTAAGTCGCGTTTGAGTAAGGAGAATCAGGAAGTTGAAATCCGTCTATTTTATGATGAGCGTGGTCTTGATCGCCATTATGGTCTTCTGGAACTCGGGGAACTCGGCGGACTCTGGAAGAATGTTGCGGGGCGTTATGAAATGGATGGTAAAAAAATCTATGCAAAACAAATCCTTGCAGAACCTGAAAAATATTTTACGCCAGAAGTGATGCAAGCACTTGATGAAATTGCTAGCAAGGAGTTTTCTTATGGTGAATCTTAATGATTTAATCCAAATACATGAAAATGCTTTGCCATTAGATTTATGCAATACCTTAATTCAGTTATTTGAAAACAATCCTGATTATCATGAAAGAATTGATAATTATAAAAAACCAAATTTTACACAATTTAATTTAACTGAAGCGACTAATTATAGTGAGGATGTTGCAGAATTGCACAGACGAGTTATGTTTAACTTGCATGAATATCTGTTGCATTATTATGCTTTAATTGATCGTCGTTGTTTTCCTAAAGAACACCAACATGGTTTTGAACAACTACGAATTAAGAAATATAATAATGATGGCAATGACATGTTTGATACCCATGTAGATGTTCAAGATTATATGACATCCAGACGATTTATTTCATTTTTTTGGTACTTAAATGATGTAGCTGAGGGTGGAGAAACTGAGTTTGTTGATTTGACAATTAAGCCTGAAGCTGGTAAACTGGTGATCTTCCCCCCTCTCTGGATGTTTCCACACAAAGGAAATCCACCAATCAGTAACGAGAAGTATCTTTTAAGCACCTATCTCCATTACCTTTAATATGGATCGAATTGAATTTACAATTTTAAGAAATCTACTTTACAATGAAAAATATGCTAGAAAGGTAGTACCGTTTATCAAACACGAATATTTTGGTGAATATGTAGAGAAAATTATATTTGAAGAAATTTATAATTTTATTTCAAATTATAATAAACTAGCAACAAAAGAAGTCTTGAATATTGAGATTTCTAATCGAAAGGATCTATCAGAAGATCAATTGAAAGAATCTATTGTAATGATTAATTCATTCGATGATTCTGAAGCTGACTTTGATTGGTTAGTATCAGCAACAGAAAAATGGTGCAAAGATAGAGCAATTTATCTTGCTCTTATGGAATCAGTCCATATTGTTGATGATGATAGCGGAAAGAAAAATAAAGATTCTATCCCGCACATTCTTAGTGAAGCATTGGGAGTGTCCTTTGACCATAACGTTGGACACGATTACATTAAAAACTTTGAACAAAGATATGACTTTTATCACAAATCAGAAGACAAGATCTCCTTTGATCTTGAATATTTTAACAAAATTACCAAAGACGGTTTACCTAATAAAACTCTTAATGTCGTATTGGCTGGTACAGGTGTCGGCAAAAGTTTATTCATGTGCCATATGGCTAGCTCCGTGTTGCTCCAAGGGAGAAACGTTCTCTACATTACAATGGAGATGGCAGAAGAGAAAATTGCTGAACGAATTGACGCAAACCTTTTAGATATTAACATCAAAGATTTGGCAGAATTGCCCAAACAATCTTTTGAGAAAAAGATTCATGGATTGATTAGTAAAAGTGTGGGCACATTAATTATTAAAGAATACCCCACAGCTTCTGCACATGTTGGTCATTTTAAAACTCTTCTAGGTGAATTGACCATGAAGAAAAGTTTTAAACCTGACATTATCTTTATTGACTATTTGAATATTTGTGCTTCATCTAGATATAAGGGTAGTATTGTTAATAGCTACACTTATGTTAAGGCTATTGCTGAAGAGCTTCGTGGTCTTGCAGTCGAGCATAATGTTCCTATTGTTACCGCTACCCAAACCACTCGTTCAGGTTATAATAGCTCTAATGTTGAACTTACTGATACTTCTGAATCCTTTGGGTTGCCTGCTACTGCCGATCTTATGTTTGCTCTTATTAGCACAGAAGAGTTGGAACAACGTGGACAGATATTGGTAAAACAATTGAAGAATCGTTACAATGATCCAACTGCAAATCGAAAGTTTTTGATTGGTGTTGATAGAGCTAAAATGCGTCTATATGATATTGAGCAGAGTGCTCAAAAAGACATACTTGACAGTGGACAAGAAGAGGATTATAATGTAGATCAATCCCAACCTAAAAACAAATTTGAAAGTTTTAAATTTTAAACACATGGAAAAGCATATTGATTTTAACAAGTATCAAGAATTTGTTTGTGCAGTAACTAGTGATGCATCGACTAATTTTGTAGACTTCTCTGATCGAATTGTTGAACTCGATCGTCAAGGAGCTAACATTGAGCGTCTTCTTACTGCTGGTGTTGGCATTAATGCCGAAGGTGGTGAGTTTCTTGAGATCATTAAGAAAATGATTTTCCAGGGAAAGCCATGGAATGGGGACAATAAGGAACATCTTATCATTGAACTGGGTGATATTATGTGGTATGTTGCTCAAGCATGTACTGCATTGGAAATTTCTTTTGATGAAGTGATTGCTCGTAATGTAAAAAAACTTGAGAAGCGTTATCCTGGTGGTTCTTTTGATCCTTATTATTCGGAAAATAGAGCAGAAGATGATCTTTAATAAATAAAAGAAATAATGTATTGAAATGCCTACAGTTCTGTCTGCCATCTTAGATCAATTTCTAGATGTGTATAGACCAGAAAAAAAAGCATTTAAAAATGATAGAGATGCAATGATTGATTTGTATCTCTATTTTTCTGCATTTATGGATGAATTAATTAAAACCAATAAAAAACAAAAAAATAAATATACCAAGCTAAAGCAAACAGGGTTGTTATACATTAAATCCAATCCAAAACAAATTCTAAAAAATATAAAATGAAAACTTTTTTACAATTTATTTCCGAAGTAAAGAGTGCTTCTCCAGAAATTGTAGTAGACAATATTAGAGAACATTATATTGCAGGAGAGGTGTTTAAAGAAGGTAGTTTGATTGAGCAAGTTTCTACTGGAAAAATAGGAACTATTATGAGAAGAGGTACAAATTATTTAATTTGTTTGACCGATGATGGAAATTTGTTTAAACCGTGGATTACTGATAGTAGAGAAATTATCTAGATAAATAAATAAAAATAGGTAAAAATCCAACGTAGGAATATGTCTAATCCTTGGCAGCAGGTATTTGAAGAACACAGAGAGCAAATTAATGCTGACTATATTGCTGAAAAATATGGTCAACATAAAAGTGATGACTCTGAAGAAACTCAAGCTCTTTATGATCTTCGTAACAAAATGAAGAACATGGGTAAGGATGCAGTGATTGCTTACCTAAAGCGTTCCAAAATGTCTCCTGAAAGAAAAGCAAGACTTGCTCGTTCATTGGGTGTTTCTATTGTTGGAGAAGAATTTGCTACCGAAGGAATGGCAGCTCAAGCTATTCGCCTTGGTCTTATGGCTGGAACTGCAGCTGCTGCAGCGCCACTTGTTAAAGGCGCTAAAGAAATGAATAACCAATTAAATGCTATTCAACAGAAAAAAATTGAGGCGATGAAAAAAGAAGAATATGAAGGTGAGCAGATTGATGAGAAGATCACTGCTAAGACAGATATCGGAACAGCGATTAGAGATTTTCAGGGATCAACTGATTCAAGATTAGCTGGTAGAAGCAAAGAAGAAAGGAGAAAGGCTGCAATTGCTGCAGTTCTTCAAGCACGTAGAAAAGCAGAAAAGGCAAACGAAGAAGTTGAATTGCAAGAAGAAGCAAAGATTCTTGTAAGAGTTACTAAAGAAGATGGCTCAGTTTTCCAGAAAAAAATCCCTGCATCTGCATTACAAGATTACAGAAAAAGATATAAGACTGTAGTTGTTGTTGGTTCTGCTGAGGGCGGCGGCGGCACTGCTAAAAAAGAAGCAGGATCAAATGTAAATGAAGCGGCTAAAAGATGGTGGGATGATGATGATGATGGAATTGGATACGAGAAGGGAGAAGTATCTGGTAGTTTTAAAAAGAAAAAGAAAAAAGTAAAGAAGGAAGAATATTCTGATTGGAGATCTGACAATCCAGATCTGGCAGAAGCCACAAGAGCACAAAAAAGTGTAGAAGGAAAAGCTCACGCTTCCTACGAGGGAGAAGATAAAAAAAAAAGGAAAAAGAATGCCGATGAGTCCGAGTGTGGTTGTTCACATGAAGTAAAAGAAGCTGCTGAAAAGTTAGCTGAAGAATTAGGTGCAGAATTAATTGATATTAATGAATATGCTGGTGTTTTAGCAAGAAGTGCAATTAGAGGCTTTACACGAACTCCAGCACCATTTAAAATTCCAGAGCCTGTTAGAATACCAGCACCAGGAATTAAACCACCAACTCCAGCTCCGTTGGTTCCAGTAAAACCAACACCAGCTCCAGTCCCTACAAAACCTGCACCAAAACCAACAAAACCTGGAGAAAAACCAGTTAAACCAGAAACAAAACCAGAACCAAAAAAACAACCAAAACCAGGAACAAAGACAGATACTAAAGTAAAGGTAGACCAAAAGACTGGTGCAATTGTTTCGGTTAATAAATTAGCGGAACCAGGATCAAAAACCGCAACCTTATCTTCACCAGCCCTAAAACCAACTGCACCTGGGGCTCCAACAAAACCAGGAAAGCCTGGAGAACTTCCAAAAGGAGGCCCTGGCGGTGGCATAAGACTTCCTAGAGTACCAATGCCAAAACCTCAAATCACTGATCCAACAGCTCCAGCTTCAACATTGAAGGTATAATTTCTAAATAAAGTATACTCTTCACACGGAGGTCATCATGTCGGCAGTCGTCGCTTGGTGTTTAGCAAATCAGGCTCTTATCGCAACTGTTCTTTTTGCAGTTTCGGAAGCACTTGGAGCAAACCCAAAGGTAAAATCAAACGGCATTCTTTCACTCATTCTTTTACAAGTTCAAGGACAATTAAAGAATAAAGGTGCTAAAGATTTAACTCCTTAATTTTACTTTTAACTAATTGGGAAGACCTATTTGTAAAGGTCTTCCTTTTTTATAAATACATTTAGCAAAAAATTCGTTTATAGGGTAACGCACATGGCTCTCTGGGGCATTTCAACAACTACTGAAACTTCTGCTAATTCTTTTAATAGACCAAAGCATTTGTCGGAAGCTGATAGAAATAGAACACCTCATAACTGTTTTGCAAACGGTCAGGGATGGGTATATAGAAATTATGGTACTAAGACTCATGGTGGACTATCTTCATCTTTCTATGATGAAATTCTTGTTCATATTGCAGGCTTGACAACTGCTGGTGGTGGAGCAAATACTAAAGGATTAGCTGTTGCAACTCCAACTGCAGTGTTCTTTGCAGATCCTAATAATGCTAGCCCTGTTAGTATTGGTGCTGGTGGTACTTCAGGAATTGGTACAGGAACTGTTGGAGAAGTCCATGTTGTCTATAATGAATTAGTATATGTTTCTGCTGGTGCTACCATTGGCATTAGACAAGTTAATGCTGCTGGTGTTACAACAGCCGCTGCTGATATTGTGGGAACCGCAGCATCGGTAGGAAGATCAATTCCTGTTAATGTTATTGGTGTACCTGCTAATGGTGCTGAGCGTAGCATCAAACAAAACTTTAATGGTCAAATTACCAATAGAGTTGTGTTCAGATTTACTGCCCCTACAGCACTTTCTGGAATTGGTAGTTTCTTATCAATCAATACAACTAGAGGAATTGTTGGAACAGGAACTGACTTAAATAACGTTGGCATTCGTACCACTCTTGATGGTGTGATTAAGAACGTTGGTGGAAATGGATCTTCAGCTTCAGTAGGTATCGGAACAACTACATTAAGAATCAGAGCATGATATGAGGTTTGATGAGTTGAATGAAAATAATTACATGATGTTTGCAATTAAACATTATGAAAACCCACAAGCAGTAACTCAAGAGGATTTTCTTGAGGACATGAAAAAATTTAAGTATGTCAAAAGACTACTTAGAAAATATAAAAATGGTGGAGAATTGAAAACTCATTTACTCATCAATCATTTTTTGATACTTTATAATATTTTTGGAGA